TACTTTTAAAAGAAGAAGAAGTTTATGGGTTAACACAACTGTATCGTAATGTGTCAGCGAAAGGATATAATGTTCCTTCTAATAAGAAAATTTTAACACAAGCTTTTATAAAACAATGGGAAAACAATAGACTTAAACCTAAAGTTAGGGGAGAGTTTATGTGGAAAGGTAAAAAAATAACCAAAAAAACTGTAGATAGTTGGGCTAAAACAAAAGCATCTGCTTATTTAAAAGGAGCTGATGAAATAAAAAGAGCTGAAATTGTAGATTCAAAAATGTTACAAGATGGAGTTCAAAATCCTTTTTCTAAATCTGTAGAAAAAAATCCTCCCTTAATAAAATCTTCTAGGTTTTTAGATACTCAAAGAAAACTATATGATCCAGAAGCAAGAGCAGTAGCTAAAGATTTATTTGTTCAAGATCCTATTGAAACAACTTTAAAACTTTACAATGATGTTATTCCTTATGCTGAATTTTCTAGAGTTTTTGGTTCTAGAGGGCAAGGTCTTATAGCTGTCAGAAAACAATTAAGAGATTACTATTCTAAATATTTACCAAAAGGTGTTAAAAGTTTATCAGAAAATAAAAGTTTAGATGATCTATACAAAGCAGACTTAAAAGATATAGCAAGAACTATAAATTCTCATTTTAAAGTACTTGATTATAATCCTAATACAGGAGTTGGCGCAAGAAGTCTTGCTTTAACTTTACAAACTTTATTAGCTACTACAAAACTTACTAAAGTTGTAGTTCCAAGTATAGGAGATTTAATTCAAGTTATCCAAAATAGTGGTGTACGAGCTGCAGCTAGTTCTGCATTAAGACAAATTAAAGCAACTTCTGTAGGAGGAACTGTTTTAGGTAAAAATCAAATTAAACCTTCTAGTAGTTTAGCTCAACAAGCTTTTAAAAATCAAAAAGATTTTGAAGCAATAGGATTTATACAACAAAGAAAGTATAAAGGAGATTTAGAAAAAGAACTTTATAATACAAATATGACAACAGTAGCAGAGTCTGCTTATCAAGAAAAATTAATGAACTATCAACAGAAATTTTTTACTGCAATAGGTCTTTCTAGAGTTACACGTTTTGCAAGAGAGTTTGCTTTTGACGCAGGTGTGTATAAAGTTTTTTCTTTAAGTAAAAAGTTAGGTAAAAAAGGAAGTTTTAAAAATCTTTCTTCAAGCGATGTAAGTGCTATTACAAACGCAGGAGGCATGAGTGAAAAAGGAGCGTTGTTTTTAAGTAGATTTAAAACTATAGATGAAGCTTATGGAAACTCTACAGCTAAAAGATTATTAGATAGAGCAGGTTTAAGAGCAGCAGATAGAGATGCGTTAATACCTCAAATAGGAAACAGAAGATTATTTGCTCAAAGTGCTAACCCATTGTTAAAATTTGCAGGAACTTTTTTATCGTGGGCGCAAGCAAAAGGCACACAAACAAGTGCTTTAATTTCTAGAATTGAAAATAGTGACGGTAAATTACTTGCAGCTATGGTTGCTAGTATGCCTTTGTATGCAGCAGTACGTCAACTTCACATTGCTTTAAATCCTTCAGAAAATTATAGAGAAGGTACTCAGATGGATATAGACTTAAATGTAGATAATAAACTACTAAAGTTTACTAAAGTAAACGATGTTATGAGTGCATTAAAAGAAGGATCAGATTCTGCTATTTTTTCAGGACAAGTTCTTCCGTGGCATGTTGAAAAAGCAGTAAGACTTTATGAACAAACTACTAAAGGTTATAATGTTGCACCTCTTGAAAATATTTATCCTGCTTTAGCATTTATAAATGATTCGTTTGAAGTAATTACTAAATCAGAAGGACCTAGAAGCGCAGCAGTAGGTGCAGCAGAATTAACAATTCCTTTTGCTAAAGATATTACACGAAGAAATATTCCTATAGGCAAAGAATTTTTAGACAGAGATAGGTTAGGTTTAACTATTAGAGAAGCTGCAAGAACACAAGATAGAATAAACAGACCAATGCGAGGTAGAAGAGGTAGACAAGAACTTAAACTAGGTGGTCCTCCAGTTGCTAACGCTGATGATGATCCAGTAGATAGAATTAATCCTTATACAGGTGAAACATATTTTAATACAGCTAAACCTAGTCTTTTAGCAATACTAGAAAAACGAAACGAGGTTACTGATGAACAAAGAAAAACTAATTGAAGAGCTTAAACGTGACGAAGGTGTAGAGCTACGACCATACAAATGCTCTGCAGGTTTTCTTACGCTAGGTGTAGGTAGAAATATTCAAGAGCGTGGTATAACTATGGATGAATCAGACTATCTTCTTGCCAACGATATAAAGATTTGTGAAGAAGAAGCTACTAAAGTTTTTAAATGGTTTCCTAGTTTAACAGATGACAGACAACGCGCTATCATTAATATGGTATTTAATCTAGGCTTGACAAAACTTCTACACTTTAAAAAATTCCTAGCTGCTATGGAAGCAGAAGATTGGGAAGAAGCTGGAAAGCAAATGCTTGATAGTAAATGGGCTAGACAAGTAGGTAACAGATCAGACAGGCTGGAGCAGATGATTGTTAACGGATGATATACTAATTATGTATCTTGAAGATGATCTCGACAGAGCTTATCGAATAGATTGTAAGATGAGAACTAAACAAGACTTAGCATGGATAAAGCGTGACAAGTTTAGAAAAGTCTATGAAGAAATTTTAGAAGCACACTTAGTAGGTATGCCAGAGATGCCTTTAGAAGTAGCTATGCAGTCTGTAGAAAATATATTAGGAAGCGACATACGATTTACACCCGATGAACTAAAAGAGAGAGAAAATAAAAATGAATTTTAATTTACTTAAAAGCGTTAAAGGAATTATTGGTGCAGTAGCTCCAACAATAGGTACTGCATTAGGTGGTCCAATGGGATCAATGGCATCTAAGATGGTAGCTGACGCACTAGGCTGTGAACCTACACCTAAAAAAATAGAACAAGCTGTACAAGCTGCAACACCAGAACAACTAGCAGAACTTAAAAAGATAGATGCAGAGTTCGATGTTAAGATGAAAGAACTAGATGTAGATTTGTTTGCTCTTGAAACAGCAGATATACAAGATGCAAGAGGAAAGTTTTCTAAAGATTGGACATCTCGCATAATGGGAATAACTGTTGTTGGTGGTTTTATGGGATACATATTTTTAGTAACACTTCAACCTCCAGAGCAGAACTCAGAAGCGTTGATTAACCTTGTACTAGGTTATCTTGGTGGCTTAGCAAGTGCAGTAATTAGTTTCTACTTTGGAGCAAGCAATACAAAGGATAAAGACTAATGAAAAAAGGTGGCTTTAGAAACCAAGCTAGAAAACAAGAAACTAGAAACAAAATTAAGTTTAATTTTAGAAAACAACAAATAAAACTAAGAGAACAACTGGATTATTATGGCAGTCAAAAAGAAAAAGAAATCAACAGTAAATAAAGCAGGTAACTACACTAAACCTACTATGCGTAAAAATCTTTTTAATAGAATTAAAGCAGGTAGTAAAGGTGGTAAAGCAGGTCAATGGTCTGCTCGAAAAGCACAGATGTTAGCTAAACAATATAAAGCAAAAGGCGGAGGATATAGATAATGCCAATGGGAAAAGGAACGTACGGTTCTAAAACAGGAAGACCTAAAAAGAAAATGATGGGTGGTGGTAGAGCTATGTATAAAAAAGGTGGAGGTGTTAAACACTTTAAAAAAGACGGTACTGAATTTAAAGGTGCTTTTCACAAAATGGCAAACGGTACTTTACATACAGGAAAAACACATACCAAAACAAGTGTTAAACTTTTTCATCTTAAAGATCTTTCTAAAGCAGTTCAAACAAAACTTAAAAAAAGAAAATAATAATGGCGCTTAAAAAATCTCAAAAGTCTCTAAAGAAATGGACAAAGCAGAAGTGGCGCACAGCTAGTGGTAAGAAATCTTCTAAAACTGGTGAAGTCTATGCGCCTGCTGCAACTATAAAAAACTTACAATCAACTGCAGCAGGTAAAAAGAAACTAGCAGCAGCTAATAAAAAGAAACGTGCAGCTACTGCTCAAGGTAAACAACGTGCAAATCATGGTTTACACAAAGGAAAAAAACGCTAATGAGTATTACATATAGAGGAGAAACTTTTTCAGGTTATAACAAACCTAAAAGAACTCCAAAACATCCTACTAAATCTCATGTAGTTCTAGCCAAAGAAGGCAGCACTATTAAAATGATTAGGTTTGGTGAGCAAGGTGCAAGCACTGCAGGTAAACCTAAAGCAGGTGAGTCTGATAAAATGAAAGCTAAACGTAAATCGTTTAAAGCTAGACACGGTAAAAATATAAAGAAAGGTAAAATGTCTGCAGCTTATTGGGCTGACAAAGTTAAGTGGTAAAGTAGATGCAGGAAGTTGTTAGGCTAATTAGTGAACTAGGTCTTCCTGTAGCGGGAGGTTTAGTTATGTCTTACTTTATATTTTTAGTAATGAAACAACTAATGGATGGTTTGGTCAGTGAGATACAAACTGTACAAGCTATATCTAAGATGCTTATAACCAGAGCTTCAACTATGAACAACGATATGATCCGTATAGATACCAGTGTATCAAGTGCGTTAAATTTATCGCCTGACTTAGATAGAATAGCTCGTGCTGAAAACTTTGTTGAAGATGGTAAGATAGATGCTCGGAGAGACTAATGGATATAGTTCAAATGGTTTCAGAGTTTGGTTTTCCAGTAGTAATGGTAGTAGGTCTTGGATACTTTGTCTACTTTGTATGGCAGACAATAACTAATAATATTGATCCTGCTGTACAAGAGATGAAAGTAACTATTATAAGACTTACAGATCAGCTACGTTTATTAGATCAAGATATGATTCGTTTACAAACAAAAGTAAATACGGTACTTGAACTTAAAGAAAAAAATAGGTCAGTAAATGCACAAAAAAATAAAAGAAAAGATTAAAGCAATGTCAACATATAAGATTCTATTAACGTACTCTGTAGTTTCTTTAGCAATACTTTCTTTTATTTTTTTTAACAAGCCTGTACAAGCAGATGAAATACTACACAAGTTTAAAAGCCCTAGCTTTTCTGGTGTTAATTCTTCTTCTCATTATCTTACGATAGAGAACCAAGAAGCTACTAGAAAACAAGCAATTAAAGAAGAAATAGAAGCTTATACAGATCAGTTAGCTAGAGAACAAGATAACACAACGCTTGCCAGATTTATTAGAAACTTAGAAAGCAGGATATACGCACAGCTTAGTAGACAAATGGTCGAGCAGTTATTTGGGGAAACACCACAGAAACAAGGCAAGCTAACACTAGAGGGTAATACGATTGAATACATTGTTGAAGCAGATACAATCACGCTTACAGTTACAGATGAGTCAGGCGGCACGACTAATATTACTGTGCCTATCGGTGACTTTACTTTCTAACTGTGCGTTTAACTACGAAGAACTTATTAAAGAAGGTGGTATACCTAACGTAGTTATTAAAAAGTCTTCGGTGTTAGAGCTACAGTCTGAAGAACTTAAAAACATCCTTCCTGCAAAACGTAAGCCTGTTATAGCTATCTATCCTAATAGCTTTAAAGATCAAACAGGACAACGTAAAAGCAATGGACAGTTTGCTTTGTTTAGTACAGCAATAACACAAGCACCTGAAGCTTTTCTTATTAGAGCTTTAAAACACGCAGCAGATGGAAAGTTTTTTCAAGTAGCAGAACGTGTAGGACTAGACAGTTTGACAAAGGAAAGGCAGTTAATACGCTCTACAAGGGAAACTTTTGACGAGGACAGTGCTGTAAAACCTTTATTACTAGCAGGATTACTCATACAGGGTGGTGTACTGAGCTATGATACTAACATAAAGTCTGGAGGAACAGGCGCTAGGTATCTAGGCATAGGTACAAGTAAAGAATATAGAGAAGACGTTGTAACCATTACATTAAGACTTATATCTGTATCAACAGGAGAAGTTTTAATTGAAGTGCTTACATCTAAAAGTATTATTTCAGTAGGTTTGTCTCAAGATATATTTAGATTTATAGATGAAGGATCAAGGCTTGTTGAAATAGAAGGAGGAGTAGCGGAGAACGAAAGTACTTCGATAGCTCTACAGAAAGTAATAGAGGAAGCAGTATTAGAAATAATTAAAGTAGGAATTACTAGAGGGTATTGGAGTTATGAACGAAGCAATTAGATTGTTCTTAGATAGTTTCGTGGGAACTTTTAAGAGGAGAAAACAAATGGACAAAGTAGTTATTGTGTTAGATAATGTTTTTATTAGTATGGCTGTAATAATAGGTAGTGTTTTTCTATTTAATAAAGTTAAAGCTAGTGATAACGAGATCTTTGTAGACCAAGTAGGTGTAACAGCCAACATAGATTTAGAACAGCTAGGTAGTGGTAACATTATTGGTGGACTGTTAGCCGCAGCAGGTTCAATGACAGCACTAGACCTTGACGGTACATCTATGACACTGGATATAAACCAGATAGGTAACACTAACAAGTTCTTAGGTGATATGTATGCTGATAGCTATACAGGTTACTTTAACTTTGACGGTGACACCAACACGTTTACATCTAAGATGGATCCGACCAATGCTTATGGTGCAGATGGTTCTAACGTAAATGTGCAGGTTACAGGAAGTACTAATACGTTTACTCTTGACCTAGCTACTACAGCTTTAGCTAGTGGTACAGATTTAGATTGGACAGTACAAGGATCGTCTAATACTATCAATGCTGACATTGACGTAGACGGAGCAACAAACTATATGAACATAGACGGTGACAGCAACACAGTCAACTACGATGGAGATGGTTATGCAGGAGGATACTTCCACCTTACACACACTGGAGACTCAAGAGCCTTTACAGTTGATCAAGCTTCGACACAAGATAACGATTGGCTTAAAATTACTTCTT